GAATGAAACGCTAGTGAAGGAGGCGAAGTAAATGTTTTCCGAAAACACCGAATGCTATCTCAAAAGCATCAAACTCGAAGCTGACGGCGACAAGAGAACGGCCCATCTCCGATTCTTCCTGACGCCGGCTTCTTATGAACTCGCCGCCGAAGCGCACCCGCAGATCGCGGAGCGGCTGTTCCGCAAGAACGGCAGTAGCTACGATCCGGTGCTCGAAATGACGCGGGTGGAATTCGCGTTGAACTTTCCGGAGCAGCAATTGACCTACCGCCGTCATCCCGAGTACGTGGGTCACGAAGTGATGATTCCGAACGTGGAGATCGGCAAGGTCTCGGCGCAGAAGGTCATCGCGGGCAGTCCGGACTTCTCGCTGATCTTCACGGCGAGCTTCGAGATCCTGGATAAGACGGTCATCACGGATCTCGTCTCGCTGTTGCACGAGAAATTCTTCCTGACGTTTACGGTGGCGCAGTTGGGGTTGTTCGACGAGGACGAATTAGCCAAGTCCACGCAAGCAGGGCGTGGAACACGGCTTTCAAGGCTTCCACGGCGCTCGGACGCCGCGTGGTGCAGGCTGAGTCCACGTGAGGTAGGGCGTGGAACGAACCATAGAAAACAGGAGACCATCGACCCATGACCCATACTCGTCACATCGAGCGCGCCGACCAGCCTGAGCGTGAGACCGGCTACGGTTCCGTCTCCGAATTCATCGAGGCGGTCCTGGGATACCCGCTCGATCCTGGGCAGCGTGAGATTCTGAATTCGCTTCCGGTGAGCGTGCGTGAGTTGGACCGCAGCATTGCGCCGCAAGTGGCTCACGCGGTAAGGAAGCGGCTGTTGGTTGATTTAGGGCGGCATTGGGGGGACTGGCCGAATTTTGTAGCGATCGCACGGAGGCTAGGGGCGGTGGGTAGCTATCATGGGGTGTTGTACCAGCTTGATGTTGCGGGTGAGTCGTCGATCCTGATCCGTGCTGACATCGTGGCTCAATCGCCTGCACTCCGCGAGTTCTTCGGTGCGTGGACGCCCGCTGACCTCGGACTCACCCGCCAGCAGGCCGCGAGGGTTATCGCTGGCGTTGATCCTGCTTTGCCCGGCAGTGACCGTACTGTGGCGTGGGTGCGGCCCAATGCTGAGAACCTTGCCGCGTATCAGCGTTCGCTGGAGGAGTACGTGCGGAACCGTAGCGTTGCGCCCATCAGAGATCCTGTGGCTGTCCCGGCGCCGCCACGACATACCGTCGTTGACGAGGAGACCGCAATTCAGGGCGCGACTCTTGATGACTCCATGCGTACGCGAAGGCGTGTACAGGGGCGATGGATCATCGCGGATAAGCCCGCCACCGAGGACGATCCTGCTTAAGAAAACCTTGACAACACGCCTATACTCTCGAATACGTTGTGGTTACGGCCTTTTCGCCGCAGTTCTGAACAACTTACGAAGACGCTGCAACTTTTCTAACAAGCGCCCTTTTTCTCAAAACTATTGTCCCCAAACCGTCAGAGACACCGCGACGCCCACGACCGGGCCATGTTGCGCGAGGCGGAGCGCGGCTACGATGGCAGCTACGTGTACGACATCAAGGGCCGTCCATCGCGCGACCCGGACCTCAAGACGAGCGATGGCACTGGACCCAAAATGAAGACGCTCCAGTGGGAGCCCAGACGACTGGAGGGTGATGCCGAAGACGCCTAAAACACCCGTTATCGAGAAAGACTCCACGATTCTCACGACTCTCCCTACTCCTTCTCAAGTTCCCGATCACATCAACTTTCCGCCCGAACTCATCCTCCAGCAAATTGATTTTCCGCAGATCAAGTCGAAAAAACAGCATCGTTTCCTGATGGCTTTCGTGAACGGCGCTTATACGCCTGCGCATGCCTGTCATGCGGCGCAAGTCTCCGTGGAGGCCTACCGGCTCTGGATGCGCAAGGACCCGCTGTTCGTGGCCGCGATGGAAGAAGCCAACGAGTTTGTCTGCCAGCGCTTGGAACGGGAAGCCATCCGGCGCGCCATGGAAGGCTGGGAGGAGCCGGTCTACCAGAAAGGCATGCTGGTCGGCTACGTGCGCAAGTTCGACTCCAACATGCTGCAATTCGTCTTGAAGAAGATGAAACCGGAATACCGGGAAAGGTACGCGCCGCCTGAAGGGTTTGTCGCCGACATCACCGAGCGGCTGCGGGCGGGAATGGCGAGAGCCCGCGGCGAGGTGATTAACGTGACCCCGAATCGGCCGGCGATTTCGGAAACAGCGGCCCACAGCGACAAGGAAAATGCCCAAGAGGACTAGTGACGACGAACTGGCGCTCGCCGTCCGGAACTTCTACGCCGACCCGCTAGGTTTCGTGAACTTCGCCTTCCAGTGGGGCGAGCCCGGCTTGCTGCACAACTTCGACGGCCCGGACAAATGGCAGCGCGAGTTCCTGCGCGATCTTGGCGAGGAAGTGCGCAACCGGGCGTTCGACGGCAAACACCCCGTAAAACCTATCAGGATGGCGGTGGGGTCGGGCAGAGGATGCGGCAAGTATTTGAAAACAAGCGAGTTAGTCATGACGCCGCAGGGCGAGAGGCGTATTGGCGACTGCGCGGTTGGCGATTTGATATTCGGCCGCGATGGCCAAGCGCACGCAATCACCGGAGTCTTTCCGCAGGGCGTGCAACCGCTGTTCAGGGTCGCATTTTCGGATGAGTCGAGCGTGCTTGCTGGAGGTCCGCATCTATGGACCGTCACCACTGCCGCAGATAGGGATCGCGGCAGGCCAGAGCGGGTCGTAACGACCGACGAAATGCGGGAGCATGTGTATCGGCGTTACCAAATTCCTCTCTGCAAGCCAGTGGAATTCGAGCCACGGCCGCTCGCGATCGACCCTTACGTGATGGGCTATTTGCTCGGGAACGGATCGTTCTGTACGCCTAGCGCGGTGAAGGTTTGTAGTTATGATCCTGACGCCCTGGCCGAGATATCGAAACGGCTGCCCGAAGGATTCAGCTTGAACGGGCACACAAACGAGGGGCGTTATCCGCACATCTCGCGAGGCAAGCCGACTGACGGCAGCCCCAATGTACCTTACCGCGCAATCGAAGCCTACGGTCTGGCCGGCCTTCGCTCGCCGGCGAAGTTCATTCCCAAGGAGTATCTTTTCAATTCAGCCGCGGCGCGCATCGATTTACTGCGCGGGCTTATGGATTCCGACGGCAGCATTTGGCCGAAAGGAGAAGACCGTCCAGGCGGCTACACTGTCGCATACAGCACTTCATCGCCCCGGCTGCGCGACGATGTTATATGGCTCGTACAGAGTCTCGGGGGCGTCGCGACTTACACGGAGGACAAGCGATATCTGGCGCGGCGTATAAGCAAGGAAGGGATTCGAACAAATCTCCCCGGCTATAACGTCAATGTAAACACGCCATCCTCAGTGAATCCGTTCTTCATTCGCAGAAAGGCCGCGCTCTATGAGGATTACGTCAAGGAAACCAAACGTGAACCGATTCGCGTGGTCGAATCGATTCAGCTTGAAGAAGAAGCCGAGGCCGTCTGCATCTCCGTCAATGCGCCCGACCAGTGTTATCTCACCAATGATTTCATCGTCACTCACAACACCGCCTTGATCGGCTGGATCGCGTGCTGGATCTTGTCCACCAGGCCGCACTGCAAGATCACCGTCACCGCGAATACGTTTCCGCAGTTGCAGACAAGAACATGGGCCTCGATCAAACACTGGCTCTCGCAGTGCATCACGGGCCGCTGGTTCGTGGTGACCTCGGAGAACGTCTTCCGGGTCAACTACCGCGACTCGTGGTTCGCCACGGCGCAAACCTGCAAAAAGGAAAACGCGCAGGCGTTTGCCGGGCAGCAAGCGGCGGATTCGAGTTCCGTATATTTGATCGACGAAGGAAGCGAGATCCCCGACGCTATCACTGAGGTTGCCGAGTCTGGCCTGACCACCGGCGAGCCGATGATCTTCATGTTCGGCAACGTGACGCGCACGACAGGCCAACTCTATCGGGCGTTGTTTGGCGACGACCGGGAGAAGTGGAACGGCCGCTCGATCGACGCCCGTGAGTCCTCCATCGCCAGCCAGGCGACGATTGCCGAAGCGATTGCCCAATACGGCGAAGACTCCGACTACGTGCGGGTGTGGCACCGGGGCCTTGCGCCGCGCGCCTCCGACATGCAGTTTATCGACTCCGACCGAGTGCATGAGGCGGCGGAGCGTTGGGTGGAGGCGCTGGACGATGATCCGCTGGTGGCGGGCCTAGACGTCAGCCGGGGCGGCTCCGGGCATACGGTAATGCGTTTCCGCCGTGGCCGCGACGCGCGCACCATTCCGCCCTTGGACCTTCCTGGCGAGCACACCCGCGACACCATGCAGTTGGCGGCGTGGGTTGTCGAACAATTGAACCGGCCCTTCGATGGCAGGCGGATTGACATGCTGTTTGTCGACTCGGGCTTCGGCGGCGCGGTCGTCAACCGCTGCCATACGCTCGGCTACAAGAACGTCATCGAGGTCAACTTTTCGAACACCGCGCCCGACTTCCACTACTACAATATGCGCTCGTATATGTGGGGCAAAATGAAAGACTGGCTGCTGGTGGGAGCTATCGACGGACCCAAGGACGGCCGCTTCGGAAAGCTGCTGGAGGCGGATCTGACAGGGCCGTACTTCACGCACCGCAAGGAACAGTTGGTGCTCGAAGCGAAGGACAGTATGAAGGGGCGCGGCCTATCTTCTCCTGATCACGGCGACAGTCTTTGCCTCTCGTTCGCTATGAACATCCCACCTCGCCGCAGTTCTACCACGCACTCGAAATTGAAGCCGAGACAGTTGGTGTCGGCATGGGGATGACCGCCACTACAAAACCCAGCCTGCGCGACGAACTGATCGCGAAACGGATTTGTATAGCCTGCACCCAGAAGCCAGCGGCCCGGTTGTCGTTCTACTGCAAATTGTGTATCTCGAAACTGAATTCCGCCGACGCGTTGGCTTATCGTGATGTGCGCAGGGATAATAAAGTCGGGAGGGTGACTTGATGAATCTCTCGAATATTCCCATCGGTGAGATCCTTGGCGTCAAGACCGCCGCAGGCGCGATGTTCTGGAAGCGCACGGCGACGGGCCTGGATGGACCGTTCACGGATCGCGAGTGCAGCATCCGGGCCAAGAATATCGCGGAGGAAATGATGCTCGAACTCAACCGGGCGATGGGCCGGCAAAAGGTGTTTCGCGGAGCCAACCGCAATATGCGCATGTCGGATGGGGTTCGCTACCGGAGCGATGCGAAAGGCACGATCCGGCGTGTGGACAAGCGGCAGGGGAAGAAGAAACGATCCCGAAAGGAGATTATTCTTGGCCAAACTGACAGCAAAAGCGCGGGCTAAGCTACCCGCTAGCACGTTCGGCCTGCCGGGCAAGCGGGCTTTTCCAATTCCCGATAAATCTCACGCCGCCAACGCCAAGGCCCGCTCCACGCAAGCCGTGAAAGCTGGCCGCATGTCTTCTTCCACGAAAGCCAAGATCGATGCGAAGGCGAATAGAGTATTGGGGCATAGCTCCGCGTCGCCGGATCATAAGAAAATGACCCTGAAAGACGTGATCGGTCAATACCAGCGAGCGAGGAAGTCATGACCACCTTTGAACTGCGGCTGCGCGGCGACCATGCCATCGAGCAGGCGAGGATACGGGAGCAGCGCAAATCTTGGAGCCCGGTTCTTCACCATCTCTCGGTTGCCGCGAACGTCACGCTGGCGGTTGCTCTCGGACTGCTTGCCGTGCTCGGCTTCGCCATCATTGTGAGCGCATCGCGATGACGACGGCGGTCAAGCCAGAAATCGGCATCGACGCTTGGCATCGCACCGTGCGCGAACGCTGGGAGGATTCCGACTTCCACCGCGGCTATCCGCTGACCGACCTGTGGGCGAAACAGAATCTTGCCGTGGTGCTGCCGATCATCCTCAACGAGATGCTGACGCCGGCGCAAAAGATCGCGGCCGTGCAGTGCACGTTTCTCTTTTCGGTGAATACCGCGGACGAGGCCATCAAGAGCCGTCAGTTGGAGTGGTATCGCCGGTACTTCCGAAGCATCGGCGTTCCGATTGACAGCCTCGATTTCGAGGAATCGGAATTCTCCAATTTCCAGAACTCCGCGGTGGTCGAGGGCAAGCGGGTATCGGGCGACTTTCTGCGCACCGTCCTGCTGACCCGCGAAATCCTGCTGCACTGCGCACTCGGCCTGAAGCGCTCGGTCATCGTCGAACTGGGCTCGGGCTACGGCGGCCTGGCGCGGACGCTCAAACTGGCGCTTCCCAATTCCTGCTACGTGCTGATTGACATTCCCGACAGCCTCTACTTCGCGGCGCATTTCCTGAAGCTCAACTTCCCCAACGCCAAGCACCGGCTGATCGTGGAGCCGAATGAACTCGTGCAGTCGAAGATCGACGAAAGCTGCGACTTCATCTACCTGACGCCCGACTGCAGCGCACAGTTGCTCGGTTCGTCGGCGGATCTGTTCGTGAACACCGCATCGCTGGGCGAGATGACCAACGCGACGGTGCGGCATTGGATGGATTTCATCGAACGGGGGATTTCCTGCCGGTATGCGTTTCTCTTGAACCGTTTTCTGAACACGATCCGCTTGCCCTGGCACCGGCACCGCCTGGATCAGAACACGGCCTCGGTGGCGCTCGGGCCGGGGTGGGACATTCTCAAATGGGAAGTGGAGGCCCCATTTACCCGCAACCCATATCTGGAGGGCGAGGTCACGCGGAACCTGGAGATCATCGCCAAACGCAAGGAGCCCGCCCCGGTTTCGCAGAATTTCGTAGCGGCTGGCAAAATCCTGGGCGATCTTGTCCGCCAGGACTGGTGGATTCACCGCGACACGGACAATACGATGCGGCTGCGCGACTGTCCGCTGGCGCCCGACCTCACCATGACGGGTGCGCTCTTTATGCTGTGGACGGCCATACGGCTCTCTCCGACAGCGGAGAGCCTGGATATGATGGTCCGGTATCTCAAGAGCCTGGAGCGCGGCAAGCCGTTTGAAGAACGGTTCTTCTACGAGGCGCAGCTGGCGAAGTTCACCGGCAAGCCCGCGCATTACGAGTGGAACTTCTGGCGGGAATCGTGGGGAATGGCGGCAGGCGCCGGCCGTCTCCTGGGACGGTGGATGATCTGGTTCGCGGCGATAATTGGGCTCCTGCTGGTTATCAAGTGGCTACGCTGAAATGCCCATGATTCCGGGAAAAAGCAGGGCCGTCGTCAGTAAAAACATAAAAGAATTCCACGGCGGAAGCGTGTACGCGCACACGCTAAGAAAATTCGGGAAGGCTCGCGCGAATGCTCAGGCCGTGGCCGCTTCCCTCAGCAACGCCCGAAAAACCAAACATGCCGGTTTCAGATCCGTCGCGAAGGCTCTCAAGGGGAAAAAATGAAATACGCAGCAAAGCCCGTCATTGTCGATGCCTTCAGAATCGTTTCGGTTGGTCAGAGAGATTCGGCGGGCAACCTGGACGTGACGCTTGATGACGGCCGCGAAATGCGAGCAGACGCGGCGATGCTGGCCCGCATGCAACCCCTCGTCGGGGACTATTGGGTCATTCAGGAAGACGGCTACATGTATCTGAATCCAGCGGCGGTCTTTGAACGCAAGTACGGTCCCATCCCATCAAACCTTAAGTGACCTTTGAACAGGCCGTTGAATTCGTCTTGGCGCATGAAGGCGGCCACAGCGACGATCAAGCCGATAAAGGCGGGGAAACGGCCTATGGGATCAGCCATCGGTCCTATCCCGATCTCGATCTGAAAACGCTGACCAAGGAGCAGGCGAAAGAACTTTATAAGTTTGATTTCTGGCTTCCTCTCCACTGCGACGAACTGCCGCAAGGCGTCGATCTCATGGTCTTCGATGCGGCGGCGAATCAAGGAAAAGCGGCGGCGGCGAGAATGCTGCAAAAGTCGGTTGGCGCGGTGGTCGATGGCGTCGTTGGGCCGGACACCATTAAGGCCGCGCAGCTCTATCCCAGTAAAACCATCATCGCCATGGCCGCCGAGCGGATGTTTGCCTATGGGGCGCATGAACAGTTCATCCGTTACGGAGCGGGCTGGGCGCGAAGGCTGATGGCGGCGGTGTACCTCGCGCTCGAAAGGAAATAAGTATGGCGAAAGCAAAGGAAGAATGGCGAGATAGACCTTGTGCCAATTGCGGAGGGTTGCACTATGGTTCGTATTACTGCCCTTACGCAGTTCCTTATGATGGTGATGACTCTTTAGGAGAAAAGCGGGGCTTGCAAGCAACGATGGATACGATGGACAAAAAAACGGGATGCATTAAAAAAGTGACTACCCAGGTGAACAATGGCTAAAGCAACTGAAGGTGTGTCGGATCTTCTAAAAAGCCACAAGGGAGAGATGCCCGAAAGCATCAATATCTCGTGCGCGGCCAACGGCTATACGGTCGATGTGCGGTACGCAGGCCGGAAGAAGAAGGGTCAAGAGTTCCCCTCCTACAGTGGGCCAGAGCACTACGTCTTCAGTACGCGCAAGGAGACGGCTGAGTTCGTCGAGTACGCGCTGGGTTCGGAGGACGACGACTAGTGAGCCGGGCGATCGAGACCGTTGAATCCGTAGAGCGCAGCGGACAGAACGCTGACCTACTCAAGGAAATACGGGACAATTTCGATATCTGCCACGACTATTACGCGTCAATCCGGGACGAGGCCAGAATCGACATGCGCTTTTTGGCAGGTGACCCCTGGGACGCTCAAGAGAAGGAGCGCCGCAAGGCGGCGGGTCGACCATTTTTGGTCATGGACCAACTCAATCAATACGCGAACCAGGTCATCAACGAGTTCCTGATTAACAAGCGGGACGTGGAAGTGAGCCCGGTGGGTTTTGGGGCCAGCGAAACTAGCGCCCGGCTCATCGCCGATATCATCCGTCAGATCCATTACGAGTCGCGCGCGGAAGACGCCCAGATGGGCGCGGTCGAGAACGCCGTGCAGCGCTCGTTCGGCGTGTGGGGCCTGCTGATCGAGCCGGTCAGCTTCGACAGCTTCGAGCAGCGCGTCGTGGTGCGGCGGATTCCCAATCCCGAATCGGTCTATTGGGACCCGGACTGCAAGATGGCCGATTTTTCCGACATGGAT